TGAATATCACTTGTTCTATCTGTATTATTAATGTTTATTTTCATACCCTACCTTGCATCTTTAATTTAGATATAATGCTCTTTGCCAATTCGTCTGCTACGTTCTCGCTCAAGAAGTTTCCTCCGTTTATATTGACCGTTATGCCACCCCCAAATCCTGCTTTACTCAATGGGATGACTGCTTCCGGGCCTGCCTCTCCTACCATGGCCAACGTTGGTCTGTTTACTATTCCCCCGTCTGCTAATCCAACTAAACTTCCAACAGCTCCCACAGCTCCACTCACGGCTCCACCAACGCTACTTCCTATTCCTTTGGCTAAACCTATCACTTTGTTTATCAAATCAATCAATGGTTGAAATCTTGCCGTAATACTGCTAATAGCATTGCTAAAAATATCTTTAATTTTGTCCCATAATACTGACAATAATGGTATTAAATCTTTAATTTTTTTGTAAATTAAATAGAACGCAGCTATTAACGCACCGATCGCTAAAATAATAATACCTATCGGCGACGCAACCGCGCCTATTACTGTTGCTAATGTTCCTATAATAATTAATGCCGGACCAAGTGCAGCGATAAGTAATGCTATGATCACGATCCATTTTTTTTGTTTGTCTGATAAGTTTGAAACCCAGCTAACTACTTTTTTGATAATTTCAACAATCTTTTTCATTATTGGTTCAAAGACATCTTTAAATTGTATGGCTAATGCTTGTATTTGTGCTTTGATTCCTTTCCAAGACGCAGCTAAACCCTCTGACATATCCTTTGCTACTGCTTCTGCTCTACCCTCTACATTAATTGCCTCCGTCAATTTTGATAAACCATCTGGACCAGCTTCAACTAATGTTAACCACGCTGTTGTTGCTCTTGCTCCAAATACAGTTTCTATTGTTGATAATTTTTGTTGATCTGACATTCCTTTTAATCCGTCTTTTACTTGCCCGACAACATCTGGCATTGATTTTAATGTTCCACTTGCATCAAAAACTTCTATTCCTAATCCTTTCATTAATTCTTGTGCCTCTGACGTTGGAGCTGAAAGATTTAAAAATGATTGTCTTAGTGCTGTTCCCGCCATACTTCCTCTCATACCACTTCCTGCTAATACTCCCATCATTCCTGACACGTCCTCAATGCTTACTCCTAAACCTGCGGCGATTGGTGCAACATATTTCATTGATTCTGCGAGATCGCTCATAGTTGCCGGTGTTTCTAACGTCATACCAACCAAAGCGTCAACAAATTTAGTTGTTTCTTTTACATCTGCTCCAAATCCTTGCATAGTATCTGATAATATTATTTGGGATTCTCCCATTGTTGTCCCTGAAGCGGCGGCCATATCATAAACTCCTTTTAATCTACCCGCTGCGATTTCAGCGGGTTTCATTCCGTCCCTTACCATATCTTCCATTGAGGTCATTACTTCTGTTGGCCCGAATATTCCTTTCTTCCCGAATTCAACTGATAGATCAGTTAATTGTTTTAATTCTTTTCCTGTCGCACCCCCCGCCTTTGCAATAGCGTGAACTGAAGTCTCCATTTTATCAAAATCAGTCGCCAATTTCATTAAACCTGCACCGGCTAATAATATCGGCGCAGTTAACTTCATTGATAAATTCTTTCCCATTGCTGTCGTCTTTTTGCCCATATTAGACAAATTCTTTGAAGCACCACTAAAAACGCTCTTTGTTTTATCAACGGCTTTTAATATAATTGTTAACTCCTTGTCAAACATATTACTTTTTATTTTTTATTTCTTTTAATAGCCACTTGCTCAAGATATTCTAAACAATTCAAAACAAAATCATGAGGTTGATTCATTAATTCATTGTAAGTCCAACCAAATTCTTTACATAACATGATTTTGGCTGTGTCCCAATCCAATAAATTTGCTTTGACTGATCTCTTTATCTTGTTAGTTATTTTTTTTTTTCAGAGAAATCAACTGCTAATATCAAAACATTTATATCTGTCAATGATAATTTGGCAAGATTTTCCTCGTTGTGTGGCAATACTTTTCCACCCTCGTCGGTTAAATCCCATTCTTTGATCATTAAACTCAACATTTTTCTTGCCCTGGCCATATCTGATCCTTTCATCTCATAGACCTGTTCTGTTTCTCCTGTCAACAGGGTATCATATATCAATACCGTTGCTTTTAATACGGGTAATTTAACCTCTTTTATTGCTCTAAGGTCTTTTAATACAGGCATAATTCCTCATTTAGTAGCTTGTCGCTAAATTAGTTAATACTATTGAGATACTGCTTGTTTCACTTGTTGAATAATAACCCTTGAAATCAATACTCTCTTTGACTAAATCTCCGACTGATTTGTCAAGTTTAAACGGATTAAATTTAACGTCTGATAATGTGATAACTATTTTTGGATGTTGGTCATCTCCTATTGTCGTGTCGCTATCCTCTAATGTGATACTCATCGCTCTTTTTGTGTTGTCTGAAAACAAGGTTCTCCAAGTCGCACTATCATTCAATCTTTCGATTGATCCGCTAATGGCTAAATCTTTATTGCTAATACTTGCCGGTTCATCGCTCCCAAATCCAAAGTTTGCTACAACATTCTTTTCAATGGCCAAGTTAATCGATTGTAAGTCGATTGCATCCGCAGCTGATAAGGCAGCTACACTCGCAGCGGTCTTTACTGTTATGTGCCTTGGAACAAAATAGTTCTCATCTGTATAAGCTGGCGTTACCGTTTCGTCTGTTTCAAACTTGCCAATGAATTCTGCCTTAAATCTTGCATAGTCTGCAATGGCACAATTTATTTCAAGTTTATTAAGCATACAATATGGCACCCACTTCTCAATATAAGCGTCCTCCATCGATAGAGTAAAAGACGGATGAATATTGTTGTTTAACACGGAGAAAGTATGATCATAAACAGCGCTATTATCTCCACCTTTTGCCACCGAACTCAATGATCCTAATGCCCCATAAAACAATTCTCCTATTGCTAAATCGGTAATGATTCCTCCGATAGATGGTTCATTGTGTTTCTGAACTATCTCGTTGCCATAGGAGTCCTCTATTCTCCCATATGCTCCCTCTTTGTTCTTAACTTCAACGATAGGATTAAAATCCCAGTCGTCGATTGATAACCAATAGGCGGGAACGACTCCCGTCCCAGAGGTTCCCTCTCTTGCTATTCCTAATTTTTGTAATCTTCCTGTTTGCATAAAATTTTATTTAGATGAATTAATTTTCTTAGTTGCTTCCTCTAACGAGGTTGCTTTGATTGACCTTTGATGATCAGGAAAGTAATAATTTATTAATTCCTTTTCCTTTTTCACCTTGATTCCTTTGCCTTTGAGAGATTTGTTTTCAAATTTTTTTACCGCCATAATTCTTAAATTAAATTTATTAACTTATTCTTGATAATTTTTGACATACAATAGTTATAACCGCCGCCCTATTCACTAATTCTCTGTCTGTCCATCCTTTCTTCGCACTAATAGTCAGCTTATCAACCACTCCGCCTAATCTATAATCTTGCTGAAATGCTTGTATAATGGCCACTAATGCGTTGTCTACCAATCCCTCTGCCTCGATTGCTCCTTTATTCTCGGCTGTCATTTCTTGATATAAATGTATTGTGTAAATATAATTATCTTTATCATGTTCGGTTGAAATCCATTCAGGATTATATTCAGCTGAATAAATCGTCACAGCGGGATACCCCTCTAACAAGCCCTTTTCATAGGCATAAACATATTTTAAATTACTAATCCCCTCTAACTTTGCCTTAATTGCATTTTTAGCGAGAATAAAATCATTTGTCATTGTGTTAATTTTTTAAGTATATTATTTAAAGCTGTATCAAACAATCTATCTACCGTTGACTGGACCTTGACTACCGTTCTATCAACAAATTTGTTTTCTTTCGTTCCCGGATGTCTGACTAATTTTGTATAAACTACTTTCCCCGACTTTGTTTTAAATCTTAACACCTTTGACCTGCTCGGTCTTATTGTGTGTGAATCTGTCCCCTCGTGGACCCAATAAGCATAATTCATTGTTGGATATATCTCTGCCTTAATTGGGGTATAATTCATTCTAATACTTTGTTGTAAATGTCCCGTCTTATGTGGGGCTTCTTTAACCTCTGTCCTTAATATCTGCTTGCCTGCTTCTTTTGTCGCCCTTTGCAATTCTGCATCTGCTATTTGAGGTGATTTAGCAAACGAGTCCTGCAATTCTTTTAATCCTTTTATCTCTAAATCAATCATATTTAACTATTCATTTTAGAAATAACGGCTTTTCTATATTGCAATGTTGTCCTTACTGGTCCCAATGGCCTTACTCCTTTAATTATATAGTCATCTCCGTCATAAGTAATTTTGTCTCCTTT